TTGAACTGCGAGAGCGAACAGGCTGCCGCTGGCGCTATGTTTGATGCATTTTGTAAGGAGGTCCTCCGTAACACGGTTTTTAATTACAAACGGAAGATCAAGCGGCAGTCAAGTAGAGAAGTGATCACGCCTGATCCTGAACAATATATCTCTGCGCGGGATGCCGTCTTTGATGTATATGAAACGGATCATCTGGTTATCGAATTTGAGGGAAGTATATATCCGTTGGACAATGAAAAGCTTCATCAGTCGATGCTTACATTGCCGAAGAATCTGCTGGGTGTATTGTTGCTCAAGTTCTGGCATGGCCAGAAAGACGCGATAATCGCGAGTCACTTTGGCGTTTCATCAAGAACGATTCGTCAATGGCGTAGTCTTGCGATCGCTGAAATTCGGAAGTGGTATCAAGAAAAGGAGGTTGAATTTAGCGACACCTCGTGAAATAAAAGAAGGGCTTCTTTCAAATCAGCCGATAGGAGAGATATGATTCTAAGTTTCGAGACAATTTGTGCCGCAGTAAAGGGAGATAAGGACGCAATAGAAGAAGTACTAAAGTACTACGATCCTTATATTGTTACGATGTGCACGTTCCAATCTAGGGAAGAGGATGGATTCGAATACACGTACGTAGATCATGACGCTATCCAATTATTACAAAAACGACTCGCTGAACAAATTCCAAAATGGAAGGAAATCTGCAAATGATACTTTTACCCGATCTGTTCGAATTCGCTTATGTGCCCAACTGGTTTGACCATCTGATCACGCTGGCTGAAATGGCAGTGCCGGAATCATGGCGATTTACCCATCCATTATTTACACCAAAGAACACTGACACACCGATCCTAGAAAAATATGTCAATTACGTTTTCAGGAAACAAATCATCGACTTTAACAATTTCAATTACGCGTCCGATCCAGAATATGCGGACAGAATCTTTTACGTCAGAAATGAAAAAGCATGTTTTAACACAGGCCTCTACACAAAGAACTACAAGAGCATCTATGGATGCTTCACCCGAAATAAACGCAAAGACGCGATGCAAGACTGGTTTTTTCGCGGTTTCTTTGACGATGTCGCGTCCGATATGAAGTATGTGCAACCATTGCCGGATAAACCGGGATTGCTGCTGCCGATCACGGGCATGACGTACTTCCCCGTGTGGGACATTCGTGTCAATGTGAACCACATTCTGTGCGATCCAGATAATTTCGCACGGCTTCCACTGGAAGTACAGCGCGTGAAGAACTTGTCGCTTCTGCTTGAAACCGCCGTCGAACTTGCGCGGCGCAAAGCGTCGTTTGAACCCGGTATCGTGGTGCCGCAGGGATATCAGGGCAAGGTGCAATTCTTGCTGCCGTTGTGTTTGCTGGATACCGAGCACACCGACCTTGCCATGACGCTCACGCCCATGGACGGCTATTATCTAGGCCATACCTGCCTGACGCTGGAGATGGCTTATATGAACGCGCGGCTGATCGGCAGACCGGTCGCTCCCTGGCTTCTGGAACTCGTGACCTGATTTTTCCGGCTGCCGCCCTCAGGGGTTAAGGATATAGCACATTAAAACTAAATAGGGCCTGGCGAGCGGCGCTTTTTGTGCCGTGCCGCCGGGTCCTTTTTTTCGTGCGCTCAAAAATGCGCCAATCGTCGGGCTCTGAACGAAAGGAGCCGGACAAATGGAACTGGTCAATATTAAGTATCGCTTTGCTGACGGGCACATTGAGGAATTGGAGGTGGAGCAAGAGATCGCGGAGGCACTAAATGAACTAGATCGGAAGGAGTACAACAACACACAAAAGGAGACGCGACGCCACGTAACCTTTGACGTATCCGAGGAACTGTCGTGGTTGGCGGTTGATGATCAGAGATTAACCCGAGTGCTTGATGGTGCAACAGAGGAAACTCGGCTGCATACTGCAATATCCGAATTGAGCATCAGACAACAGACGCTGATTCGTGAATTGTTCTTTCATCGGAAAACACAGGCTGCAATCGCAGAACAGCTTGGAATTTCACAGCAGGCTGTGAGTGATCAGTTATCGACGATCATAAAAAAGTTGAAAAAACTTTTATGAGAATCCTTGTATTTTGCTTTTTTCGTGACCTACAGGTGAAGGGGCTATTTTTCGGAACCTTGACATCTGAATATCCGGTGGTTATGAGAAGCCCGTACAGTCGAGGATAACTTCCCAAAGTGCGGCCCGGCGGGATGCGGGGAGCAAAGAGCTGCGCGGCGAAGAGCCGATCATGACCACCGCCCATTCTCCGGGATAGAAGCGTCAAATAGGAGAAACATTTAAATCCGTACCCCTTCGGGAAGGGATCATGGAAAACAAGAAATTACATATGCCCATCAGAGCGCGTCCGTATGATCACCAACGACGCGCTTTTTCGTTTGCCTGCCAGACTTTCGGGCTGGCCGGGCACGATCCTCCGACTAGCCGCGGAGTGGCACTGCTCATGGAAATGGGAACCGGCAAAAGCCTGACCGCGATCGCGATCGCCGGGCGACTGTTTCTCGAGAGTAAGGTCGAGAGAATGCTGATCGTCGCGCCATTGTCCATCCTAGGCGTTTGGCAGGAGGAGTTTTTAAAATTCGCTGATTTCGAGTACTCGCTCGTCATATTGAATGGCGGCGAATCCAAGAAGATCGAGAAACTGCGACAAATGCCGACATCGGGCTTGCAGGTGGCGGTCATCAACTACGAATCCGCGTGGCGACTGGAAAAGGAACTCACGGCATGGGACGCTGACCTCATTGTGTGCGACGAAGGGCACAAGATCAAAACGCACAATATCGCAGCGAGTAAATGCATGCATCGGCTTGGCGCGAAGGCCCGGTACCGAATGCTGCTGACTGGGACGATCATCACGAACAAAGCGATCGACGTGTTCAGTCCGTACAAGTTCCTGAATCCAACGGTGTTCGGCAACAGCTTTTATGCTTTTCGCAACCGCTACTTCGACATGGTTGGGTATGGCAATCACACGCCAGTCCTTAAAGCAAACATGGCAGAGGAGCTTACGCGACGCATTCATAGCATCGCGTTTCGTGCGACGAAGGCCGAGTGCCTCGATCTGCCGGAAACGACGGAGATTGTCCAGCGGGTCGAACTGGAGCAGCAGGCAAGGAAATTGTATCAACAGCTGGTTCGGGACAGTTACGTACAAATCAAGTGTGGCGAGATCACCACCGCGAACGTTCTAACCCGGTTGTTGCGACTCTCGCAACTGACTGGCGGCTTCCTGCGCGGCGACGAAACCGACCGCGTAGAACGCGTCAGTTCCGCGAAACTGGACGCGCTTTCGGACATCATCGACAGTGCGGCGCAGGAAGGCGGCAAGCTCGTGGTCATCGTACGGTTTCTGCCGGAGATTGACGCAATCACCGCCATGCTGGAACGGAAGTCGATCGGATACGCACTGATCACCGGCGCGGTGAAGGATCGCGATGAGCAGGTGCGTCGGTTTCAGGCGGATCCCGATGTGACCGTGTTCGTTGGCCAGATTGCGACGGCTGGGTTGGGCATCACGCTCACCGCCGCCGACAAGATGGTGTTCTACTCGCTGGATTACAGCATGTCGAACTTCGAGCAGGCGAAAGCACGCATCCACCGCGTCGGGCAAAGGAATCCCTGCACCTATATCTACCTCGTTACCGCCGGCACCGTAGACGAGAAAGTGCTCCAGGCGCTGCGCGATAAAGCCAATTTGGCCAGAGTCCTGATCGATGAGTACTGGACAGGCAAGAACCCTTTCGAGACACCCTGAAAGGAGTACATATGGAATCAAAAGAACTGTTCGCGTTAGCGGATGAGCTGCGCGCATTGAAGGAAGCGAAGAAATACGCGGAGCAAGAGCTCAAAGAGATCACGGAAGAGATGGACCGCGTGGATGCCGATCTTGTCCAACGCATGGCGGAAACCGAAACGCAAAATTTCACCCGCAATGGAACAATGTTCTGCTTGACCAACACGACGCGCGCTTCGGCGACCGCAGGACGTAAGGATGAACTGTTCGAGGCGCTGCGCGCGGCGGGGTATGACGATCTCATCTACGAGACCATCAACGCTAACTCGCTTTCGGCGTTCGTGAAGGAACAGACCATGGAGAACGGTGATATTCTGCCGCAATGGTTGGATGGACTCGTGACCGTATTTGAAAAGACAACTGTGGGCGTGCGCAAAGCCGCCCGATAAAGAGAAAGGAAAACGACAATATGACACAAGAAACAGGAATCGTAACAACCAACAGCGCGTTTGAGGAACTCGCAAACTTCAACCTGACCGAAGCGATGTCGCAGGAACTTGAGGGGCTGAGCCTCTCGTTTGAGCGCATCAAGATCCCTTCTGCCGGGAGTACGGTGTTTGAACTACCGTCGGTGGATGGCGGCGAACTGGAAACGGTGAAGGAGTTCACGGGCGTGATTCTGTATCACCATCCGCTGTTTGCGTATTACCGGGATAAATACGCGGGCGGCAACGAACCGCCCGACTGCGGCAGTTTCGATGGTATAACTGGGGAGGGCAATCCCGGCGGTGCATGCGCGAAGTGCCGTTACAACCAATTCGGCTCGGGCGAAGGTGGTGGCAAGGCGTGTAAGAATCGCCGTCGCATCTATATTCTGCGCGAGGGTGAGGTGTTTCCGGTTCTGCTTTCGCTGCCGACCGGCTCACTCAAGGAGTTCACGCGATACATCCAGCGACTCTTGAGCCGCGGCAAGAAATCGCTTGCCGTGGTTACCCGGTTCTCGCTCAAGAAAGCGGTTAACACGGGTGGTATCGCGTATTCTCAGGCGCAGTTCAACGCCGAACGCGTGTTGACCGAAACAGAGCTGACGGCGGTATCGAACCTCGCGGCGCAGGTGAAGGAAAATGCGAAACACGTCGGCGGGTATTCCGTCGATCTGGATGAGTTCGTCGAAGTGCCGACGCCGTTTGATCCCGTAACGGGTGAGATTGTGGAATCTCAGAACTAAGTGACCGGATGAAGGGGCGGCGCAAGCCGCTCCTTTGTACAGATTTGAAAGGAATCGCATATGAATGAATTACAGCTTTTCACAAATACAGAATTCGGTCCGGTGCGCACGCTTGAAGAAAACGGCCAAATTCTATTCTGCGCAAAGGACGTTGCTGTCAATCTTGGATACGGTAATGTAGCGGATGCAACTCAGAAGCATTGTAAGGGTATCGCGAAACGCGACACCCTTACAAACGGTGGGGTGCAGTCGATGACCTTCATTCCCGAATCCGATGTTTACCGACTGATCATGCGCAGCAAACTGCCCGCAGCAGAACGGTTCGAACGTTGGGTTGTTGAGGAGATTCTTCCGACAATTCGCAAGCATGGGATATACGCAACTGGCGAAACATTGGAAGCTCTGGTTCGCGATCCTCAGTTTGGAATCCGTCTGCTGTCAGAGCTTCAGGCTGAACGTGAACAACGCAATCAAATCGAACAGCAGAGCGAGCATCATAAGCAGATCATCAGCGAGCTCGAACCAAAGGCGCGTTATTGCGATTTGGTGCTGAAGAGTAAGACCTTGGTGCCCGTCAGCATGATCGCGAAAGACTACGGTCTTTCCGCGATCAAATTCAACTTGCTGCTGCACGAGCTCGGCGTTCAATATCGCATGGCAGAGACGTGGCTGCTGTACCAGAAGTACGCTGATCAGGGGTATGCGCATTCGCAGACGCATGTATTGGACAATGGCACTACGATTGTCTCCACCTGCTGGACCCAGAAAGGGAGGTTATTCCTGTACCAGCTGCTGAAAGAGCAAGCGGGGGTGCTTCCCGTGATCGAGAGGGAGTACGGCATATGCGAAAGGTAATCGAACGCATAGACGCCCCTTTGCCCCAGAGCGTCCTTATGCAGCGAAAACTGACGGCTTTGTTCGGAGATAAAGACCTTCCGGTTCGGAAGGTCTTTGTGTGTTCCCCATATGCCGGATGTGTAAAGGAAAACGTTCATAACGCTCGGATGTATTCACGCTTCGTCTTTCTTTGCGGATGCATGCCTATCACACCGCATCTCATGTATCCTCGCTTTCTGGAGGATAAAGATATCAAGGAGCGAGATGCCGGGATTCAGATGGGGCTGATTCTTCTGGATTTCTGTAATGAGATATGGGTATTCGGGCAACGAATCAGCAACGGCATGCGTCGCGAGATTGCGTATGCGGAAGCGCGCGACATCTTGGTGCGATACTTCTCCGATACCTGTCAGGAGGTGATCAAGCGTGTCAGAGCATGACGTGTTCCCGCAAGAACTCGCCGAGCGGCGACAGTGGATCTGTTGGCGGCTGGAACCGAGCAGTAAGGGCGACCGACCGAACAAAACGCCCTACTCTCCGCACGCGAATCGCCGCGCTTCGTCCATCGACCCGAGCACATGGGGGACGCTGGCGGAAGTGAGGGCGGCGCGCGAACGGTATGGATACACCGGCCTTGGGTTCGTATTTACGAATGATGACGATTTCGTCGGCGTGGATATCGACCATTGCAGGAATAAGGAGACCGGCGCGTTGAACGAGACAGCCGCTATGATCGTCGACAAGGCATCGACGTATACGGAAATCAGTCCATCGGGCGAAGGGTTGCACCTTTTCTTTCACGGAAAAATACCTGATGGCGGGAATAAGAATAGCGCTACGGGCGTTGAGATGTACGCATTCGGGCGTTATTTCACCATGACTGGAAACCGGCTCATAGATTTGCCTCTGGAGGTGCGACGGGATGAAGGCGTTCTTGCTTGGATTCACGCAGTGTATGTCAAAATGCCAAAGCAGGACAAACCAACGTCGGAACGGAAGGCGCCGAAAGAGCGAAAACAGAGAAAACAGAAAGCGTCTGCAGCACCGTTATCCGACGAGGTGGTGCTGGAACGCGCGCTCGCGGTAGATAAGGAAGAGCGATTCTCAAAACTCTGGTCGGGACAATGGGAGAAGCAATACGCCAGTCAGTCCGAAGCGGATATGGCACTGTGCTGCAAGCTTGCGTTCTGGACGGGGAAGAACCGTGATCAGATGGATCGTCTGTTCCGACAAAGCAAGCTGTATCGGGAGAAGTGGGACGAGCGCCACCATGCCAACGGCGCGACCTACGGCGAGGAGACGATTGGGAAAGCAGTCGATTTAGTAGAGGATTCCTATAGCCCAGCCGCAGCTGCTCCGGTGTTCGAGTTTGAAGGCAGGTATTATCGCGCGAAGGGCGATGCCGTGACTCCGCTGACTAACTTCGTTGTGAAGCCTGTCGAAATGGTCGAATCCGACGAGGAAACCCAGCTCACTGCGGATTTGGTTACGGTGCGCAACGAAACATTCCGTCACTCGTTCCTGACAACCGATTTCACGAACTTGCAGCGTTTCAAATCCGCGCTGAACAAACGCACGATCGCGCTGAGTTATACAGGCTCGGAGGGCGATTTGGAGTTGTTGAAGGCGTTCTTGTATGAGTTGGAGTGGAATCGAAAGAAAGGCGTGAAGACTTCCGGCTTGTATCGGCACGATAACCGCTGGGTATTTGTATGCGGGGATCAAGCGGCAGATGGAGAAGAAAACCCGGTCGATGGGTTGCAGCAGTTCGAGCAGTACCGACAGAGCGGGCCGAGCATGCTGGATGTTCAACCGATCAGCGCGGAACAATTCATGGTACTCGGATCTTTGATCTTTAGTTACAACGAACCTGCCAAGACGGTCTCGGTGCTGGCGTGGTGCGCTGGATGCTTTCTCAAAGAACATTTCAAGAGTCGGAAAATCAAATATCCGCATCTGTTCCTGATCGGCGAGGCGGGGAGCGGGAAGAGCAACACGCTTGAGCGGATCATATTGCCGATCTTTTCCAAAGCGCGCATCGCCGCCGCGTCGCAGGTTACGAAGTTTACGCTCATGAAGGAGTCTGTCGCTTCAAACCTGATCCCGCAGGCATTGGATGAGTTCAAACCTTCCAAGATCGATCGATCGACGCTCAATGTGCTTCTGAACCACATGCGAAACGCATATGACGGCACAGATGGGGAGCGAGGCCGCGCGGATCAGACGACGACGAGATATACCCTTTGTGCTCCGCTCGTGGTTGCGGGTGAGGAATCTCCGGCCGAAGCTTCGATCCGGGAACGCAGCATGGAACTGCTTTTCTCGAAGAAGGACCTCAAGCCGGATAAACATAGAAGGTCGTTTTCAAAATTGAGCGCAATAGCGGATGTTTTATCGGGGTTCGGGCGTGCGGTTTTAAATGTCGCTTTGCGCACCACCGTCGAGTGCGCTGAAACATGGTATCGCACCGCGATGGACGAGATCGACTCGGAGCTTCCGTCGCGGGTACGGAATAACATCGCGTGCTGCGTAGCAGGGTTGAACTTATTGGAAACACTCTGCGGATCGTATGGGTTAACTTGGGATCGGGTGTTCGAAATCCCAATAAAGCATTGTCAGAAGTACCTTGAGTATGGCGCAAAGGAATACCTTCTCGACGGCGGAAGCGCGAACAAAGGCATCATAGAGCAGACGCTTGAGGGAATGGCGCGTATGGGACTGTACGCAAATGAGTGGGCGATCATGGAGAATCTGGATCATGTGGCGATCTACTTCAAGCTCTGCTACGACCGATACACGCAATACCGCCGCGATCACGCCATAGTCGGTGAGTGTCTGGAATACGCGCAGTTTCTGAAGCAACTAAGACAATCCGATCTGTTTGTTGCATATAAGCCGGTGCGAATCAGCGGGATGCTCAAACGGGCGTATGTGCTCGATTATGAAGAGATTCAGAAACGGTGCGACATCACAAGCTTTGATCCCACCACTCCCGAGCCAATCAGTCCCTGGGAATAAGTTTTTATGTTACTTGTTACTAAGTTACCTTCTTATTTAGAGCTACACGGAAAACAAGTTAATTTCTTTCTCGCGTGCGCGCGCATGTGCGCGTATGCGCGTGTATAGTTCCAGCCCTAGATGGGAAGGAGTAACACGTAACAGGTAACAGGAAGGAATGGAATGCTGGAAAAAGATATCACCGCAGCGATCATGCGGTTCTTAAGGGTGGTTCCGCGCTGCTTTGCGTGGAAAGAACATGGCGGGATGTATGGGACGGCGGGTATCCCCGATGTGATCTGCTGTCTGGACGGCCGATTCTTCGCCTTCGAGGTGAAGGCACCGTACGGCAGCGTGACTAAGCTGCAGGAGCGCACGATTCACAAGATCAAGGTCGCCGGAGGCCACGCGTTTGTGGTTCGTTCGGTGGACGATGTGAAAGCCGTGCTGTGGGCATATGCGGGAATTGACATTTGACTAAGGAGGGTTCAGATGAGCACAAAGGATTACCTTTCACAGGCATACAGGATCGACCAACGGATCAACAGCAAGCTGGCGCAAGTGATGTCCCTGCGCGACCTATTGAGCAAGGCGACTGGAACACTGTCTGGTGCGCCGAAGGCGGCGACGCCCAACCCGCACTCCATGGAGGATACGATCGCCAAGATGGTGGATCTGGAGAACGAGATCAACGAAGACATCGACGCACTCATCGATCTCAAGTCAGAGATCATGCGGCGGATCAAGCGCGTGGAAAACACGGAGTACCAGACGATTCTGGAACTGCGGTATCTGTGCTTCAAACGGTGGGAAGAAATCGCGGTCGACATGGGATATAGTCTGCGGAGACTGTATGAACTGCACGATTGCGCTTTAGAAGAAATTTCTTAAAAGTCCGCACTAAATCGCATTGTTTCGCACTCGGGAAGTTTGATATTGTTAGACTGCAAGAAACTTATACAGAGACTCTCGTTGCACGCGGGAGTCTCTGTTTGATTTCAAAGGAGTTTAAGGTGCCGAGAAAACCCAAGCGTCCATGCTCTTATCCGGGGTGTGGCAAGCTGACAGAAGGCAGGTACTGCGACGAACACAGACAAACCGCTGAGCGTCAATACAACCATTGCCTTCGCGACCCGGATACCAACAAACGATACGGCCGCGCGTGGAAGAAACTCCGCGCGCGATTTCTATTGCAATATCCTTTGTGTGAACATTGCCGGAGCGAAGGCAGACTCTCTGCCGCTGAGGAAGTGCATCACATCCTGCCGCTGGCAAACGGCAGTACGAACGACGAGAGCAACCTCATGGCGCTTTGCAAGAGCTGCCATTCAAAGATTACGATCAGAAGCACCAACTCGCGTCAGAATTCGAGCGTGAGGTAAACCCGGTGGGGGCATTTCAATCTCTGTGACCTTTTCAACTGGACAACGCGGTCGGGTCACGTACAAACTTTCGCGGTTTCAAGAGGTCGAATAGACCTCCATTTTTTTGTAGGAGGAAGCTTAAATGCCAAACGGTCACGGCGGGTCGAGATTAGGCGCGGGCCAGAAGAAAAAGCCGCTGGCGGATAAGATGCTCGACGGCAACCTCGGCAAGCGGAAGCTGACCGTTGTGGAGTTTCCCAACACCGCCAACCTTAAGGGCAGCGATATGCCATTGCCAAGAGAGTTGCTTTCCGCCCGACAGAAGGACGGACGCAACCTCGAAGCGGCGGAGGTCTACGCGAACACATGGGATTGGCTTGACCAGCGCGGTGCGGCGAGAATCGTTTCTCCGCAGCTGCTGGAGCGGTATGCCATGAGTGCCGCGCGCTGGATTCAGTGCGAGGAAGCAGTGACAGAGTATGGCTTCTTAGCAAAGCATCCGACGACGGGCAGCGCGATCCAGTCTCCGTATGTGGCAATGAGCCAGAATTACATGGCACAGACGAACCGGCTCTGGTACGAGATATTCCAGATCGTGAAGGAGAATTGTGCGGCAGACTACACGGGCACGAATCCGCAGGATGACGTTATGGAACGCCTATTGACCGCGCGTAGAGGGAAATGATCATGGATGAGGTACAAGCGTTCATGCGCGCGTTGAAGTACCACCGCCTGACAAGTCAGCAACGAAAAACGCTGCGCGGGCAGGCGCTCGCAGGGAACCTTCCCGCGGCGCAGGTCGGCTTACGAAAAATCGTATCGAAAGGAATCCAGCATGGTCATTCAAACACTGCCTGTCGATAAACTCGTCCCGGCGGATTACAATCCACGCAAAGACCTCAAACCCGGTGACCCGGAATACGAAAAACTGAAACGTTCGATTGCCGAGTTCGGGTACGTAGAGCCGGTGATCTGGAACGAAACCACAGGCCATGTCGTCGGCGGGCACCAGCGGCTGAAAGTGCTGATCGACACCGGAGTAACCGAGGTCGAATGTGTCGTTGTTGAAATGAGCGAGGAGAAAGAGAAAGCGCTCAATGTTGCACTGAATAAAATCAGCGGCGAATGGGATAAGGAGAAGCTATCTCTGCTGATCTCCGATTTGCAGCTTGCGGATTTCGATGTATCGCTGACCGGTTTCGACGCGCCGGAGATCGACGCGTTGTTTAAGGACGCTCAGCGCAAGGGTGTGCAGGACGATGATTTCGACGTGGATGCCGCGCTGAAAGAACCGGCAATCACAAAGCCGGGCGACCTTTGGCTGCTCGGCAAACACAGACTCGTCTGCGGGGACAGCACGAAACGAGATGTGTTCGATCTTCTCATGGACGGTGTTCAAGCAAATCTCGTGGTGACCGATCCTCCTTACAATGTAGATTACGAAGGCAGCGCGGGAAAGATCAAAAACGATAATATGACCGACTCCGCATTCTACGAGTTCTTGTTCGCTTCGTTTCAGAACATGGAAGCCAGTATGGCGAATGAAGCGTCGATCTATGTGTTCCACGCGGATACCGAGGGCTTGAACTTCCGCAGAGCGTTCTCGGAAGCGGGATTCTATCTCTCCGGCACCTGCATCTGGAAGAAGCAGTCTCTGGTCCTTGGGCGAAGCCCTTACCAATGGCGTCATGAACCGGTGTTGTTTGGATGGAAGAAGAAGGGCCGGCATGAGTGGTACGCTGACAGGAAACAAACGACTATCTGGGAATTCGACAAACCCAAGCAGAACGCCGACCATCCGACCATGAAGCCTGTGGAACTACTGGCGTATCCGATTCTGAACTCCAGCATGGCGAGCTGTGTCGTGCTGGATCCGTTCGGCGGCAGCGGCAGTACACTGATCGCATGCGAACAGACGGATCGTGTCTGCCGAATGATCGAACTGGATGAAAAGTACTGTGATGTGATCGTGAAACGGTACATCGAACAGGTTGGTGGTTCCAATCAGGTTATGCTCGTCAGGGGAGATGTAAAGATTCTGTACAATGACATTTCCCCAAACACAGATAATTAGCTTGATATTCACACCCGAAAGAGTGATGTATGTGACTACCAAATCGAAAGGAAGGTATTCACAATGCAAATCAAGTACAACGTTACGGGGGACAGACGAAAGGCCCTGGTCGCGGTCATGCGGAATGTGCTGCAGTACACGACGCGATACCTCGGCGCGCCGAGCTTCGCGTTTCAGGTCGGTGCTTACACGGTCGGCAAGAACGGTACGGTCACTTGCCCAGATAGCGCGGACGAAGGGCAGATCGAAATGCTGATCCGCGAACTGGCACACGACGGCTTCATCGGTGAACGGGTAGGCGAAGCGGCAAAGCCCGCTGAACTCAAAGCGGTCGAGCCGGATCAACTGAAAAAAGAAACACCTCGCGCTGTCGATCCCGACTGCCTCGCAGTCGAGCTGCCGAAGAATGGCATGACGCCGACCGCCATGGAGAACCTGCGGCGGTTGATCGCGAGTAAAGCGACATTGCTGAAGAATGCGCTCGGCACGGACGGCCTACCGATCACAGAACACTCTGACAGGATTGAGTTCGGATGGTTTCGACCGACTGACGACCAGACGGAGATCGCCGCCTACTACCAACTGGTACAGGGGCTTTGCGAACTGGCAAGAACGCAGAAACGCGTGAGCGCGACGGAACAGGAAGTCGAAAACGAGAAGTACGCCTTCCGCAGCTTCCTGCTGCGACTCGGATTTATCGGCTCTGAGTACAAGGATGCACGAAAGATCCTGCTGAGAAATCTTTCTGGCAACGCGGCGTTTCGCACCGCACGGGAAGCGGGTGATGAAGAATGACAACGATTCATCCGGAGATGCTGAAACAGCTCAAAGAGTATTACACATCCGGCACACGGGTGATGCTGATTCGCATGAGCGATCCTTACACCAACCTGCGACAGGGTGATACAGGGGCTGTCACGATGGTCGACGATATCGGCACGATCCACGTGAGCTGGGATAACGGCAGTACGCTCGGAGTCGTATTCGGCGAGGATGAGTGCCGGAGAATTGAGGAAAATGAGTAATCGAGTGTTTGCCGCTTATGGCGTCGGCCTCAACCGGACGGAAATGGTGAAGCATTGTCCGACCGCGAAGCCGATTGGCACGACGGAGTTGAAGAATTTCAGGCTTGCGTTTCGCGGCGGCAACGCCAGCGCGGTGGCGACGATCGATAAAGCAAAGGGCTGCAGCGTTCCCGCGCTACTTTGGGAGATAACTTCGCAGGATGAAGCCGCGCTCGATCGATGGATTGGGATGCCAGGACTGTATCGAAAAGACATGGTCAAGGTGAGGTGGAACGGCGCAGCGATGGATGCGGTTGTGTATATCTTGATTGGCAACAAACCGCTAAATAAGCCGAGTGCTTTCTATTACAGCATACTTCTGGAAGGTTACATGGTGGCGGGGTTTGACACAGAGACTCTGAAAACAGAGACCATGAGAGCGTAGCAACAAAATACTATCCATGAGTGGATAAGCTCCCGTGCAATGGGGGCTTGTCTTACTGTACAAATAGTGATATATAAAAACTATAATAGTAGTAACATTGAGTGTCCGATTCTCAATTATGTTCTGACATACCGACTTGTAACCGACTTAGTAAACTGTCTAATCTAGCATGTGATTCAGAGAACGCGGTAATATTTCGGTTTAGGAGGCCAAAATGATGAGCCTATTGAAATTGAAACGAGCATCAATATGGACGGTCATTTTTGTTTTTATGCTTGCGCTAATCCCAGCTGGCGCGCATGCGGAAAACAGTAACGACGAGTGGCAAATTGTAGGACAAACAGGTGGAACAACCAAAGCGCTGTTGACGGAAGAGACGACGCTGTATGTCGGCTCCGGCCTGCACGTGCTAATACTGGATGTATCTTCTCCAGAGAAGATGCAAGTGCTCGGCACGAGTCCGTTGCTGCCTGATTTTGTTGAGAGTATCACTTCCGATGGCGCGGGTAGGCTCTACGTATCCTGCGGGCTAGGCGGATTGGTTGTGCTGGATGTGACAAATCCAAAGGAACCTCTACTGCTTGGTGTTTTGGATACACGCGGATATACGGAAAGCGTTACTTTACTTGATAATCTAGCGATAGTCGCGGATGGACCGCAGGGCGTGCAGATTATCGACGTTACGAACCCCGCGAAGATGAAGACACTTTCCGAGGCGTATCCGCTCGCGTATGCGTATGATGTTGCAATTTCGGACAAAATCGCATATGTTGCTGGCGGCGGAAGCGGTGTATTTACAGTCGATTTGACCAATCCTATAAAACCGGTTGAAGCCGGGCTAACGAGTTTGGATGGGTTCACATACGATTTAGAAATACTCAAAGGCAAGCTCTACGCAGCATGTGCTTGGGGTGGCATTGCAGTATTGGATCTGAAAGAACCGCTTGCACCGAAAAGCATAGCAACCGCGCAAACCAGCGGGTGGGCAATGGCGCTCAGTTCATTCGGAAATGATCTCTTGGTACTTGACGGCGCGGATGGCGTGATGGTATATGGAACTGCTCCTACAATACCAGTGAAACTCTCGGCTTACACGATGGGTGGATTTGTGCTCGACGGGGCTGTGAGCGGTACAACGGCATTTGTGCTTGATCGTGAAAAAGGACTATTGACGCTTGATCTCTCGAAGAAGACTAATCCTGATCTGATTTGTCGCTGGATGCCCTTGTTAGAAGGACGTAGGCTGACAATGCAGGATGGAGTCTGCTATGTTGCTGGTGGACTTTCGGGTATGCATGTATTCGATGTAGCCAATACAGCAAGTCCCAATGAGACGTATTGGTATGATACAGGTGGTGGGTACGCAAACAAGGTAATTCTCGCGGAAAGCAAAGCATATCTAAGTACGCATCTTGCATCCAATGAGCCGCTCGTCATCTTTGATTCATCCAATCTGATTCAACCGAAAAAGCTTGGATTCGTGCCGAATGACGAGGCTGTATTTAATACGGCGTTTCGATCGATTTCGTACGCGGATGGGATGATCTATGTTCCGGGCGAATTTCACGATATGGCGGTAGATGTGCGTGATTCGGCGCATCCAACTGTAGTAGGTAAAACTGGGATTGAGAATCCGGTCAACGGCGATTGTTCTGCGGGACTATATATTTCAACTAGCAGTACGCAACTGCAATTAATTGACGTTACCGACCCGATGAACCTGCGATTGACCTCACAGTTGCAGAAAAACTCCAGTGGAGAAGCAATCCGTTTTATCAACCCGACAACTGTGATTACCTCTGCGGATCCAGGCATCTGGATTGTGGACGTTTCTGATCCTCAAAACCCGAAGAAAATAGCCGAACTTGCGATTCCTGGCGGAGTGATGGATATCTTTATCGATGGGACAACCGCATATCTGTCGAACCTCGGCAACGGTATTCAGATTGTCGATCTTTCAGATTTGAACCATCCGGTTCTGAAGGACTCGTTTACGACGATCGGACTTGCATACGACTGTTACGCAAAAGCCGGGCTAATCTATGTTGCCGACAGCTTTGCGGGCATGACCGTCTATCAAAAAAGAAACGTACAACTGAAGTCTAGTGATTCGGACACGGCGAATAGTGCCTCAAACGTGCTGTCGGTCAAGACCGGAGAGGAACCCTATACGTTGAATTTGATGACCTCCAATCAACCTACGCCTACCGAGGCTTTCAACTATATTGTCACCAGCGCTTCTGACAGCGGAGAAGGAACGCTGCGCTACGCGCTGGAACACCTTGATCTGAACACTACGATCACATTTGATCCCACCGTTTTTCCCGTAGCCAAACCGGTCTCAATCGCGCTAGAATCGCCGTTGCCCGAAATTACATGGGATCACTTGACGATCGACGCGAGCAACGCAGGGGTCATCCTTGATGGAAGCAAACTCGAAAGCGGAAACGGACTGACGATCTACTCCTTCTACAACAGGATTATGGGATTGCAGATCGTGAATTTCCCGCAGCATGGGATTGATTTGCAAGGCGGCAGCAGCGTTGTGGGCGGTAATAGAAATGTAGGTAGTGGGTCATTGGGACAGGGAAACTTGCTGAGTGGCAATGGTTTGTATGGCATTCGCGTTGGTGGCTTTGATCAGACTGTACTTGGTAACTTTGTCGGCATCGATATCAGCGGGGAAAAAGCGATGCCGAATTACGACGGTATATTTGTTGGAGAAGCGCTGCGTGTCACCGTAGGGGGAATTCAACCCGGTGAAGGAAACGTCATCAGCGGGAATCAGTTTATCAATTTCGATAGCTGGGGTGACCAAACACGAGTTATTGGCAACCTCATTGGCCTTAATGCTGCAGGAACGAAAGCTGTTGTGGGCGAGACTAGCAACAATGTCGTTCTCGAAAGCAATGTAATGAACAATATCATTGGCGGCACAACACCCGGAGAACGCAACGTCATCTCTGGTGCAGGCATAGGCGTCGTATTCAGCGACCCCAACAGCTATTGCTGCTCGGTAATTGGTAATTACATCGGCACCGACATCACTGGGACAAAAGCGATTCCAAATCATGATGGTATTACGATGTGGACAAGCGGCAACCATCGCGTCGGCGGCACGCGGGCGGGAGAAGCGAACCTTATCAGCGGCAATCTCAACGGCGTGCAGCTAAATGGTTACGGCGTGTCAGACAACATCGTACTTGGTAATATCATAGGTTATGATGCAAACGGGAAACCTTTGCCGAATGAAACGCCAGTTTCGGTAAACATGGGACAGAAACACGCGATTATCGGTGGATATACACAGCAAGAGGGTAACCGCATTTACGGCGGGTCGATCTCTATGCGCATCACCAACCGCGGCATACAGGCCTGCTATATCGCGGGTAACGATATTGACAACCCAAACGGCCTAGGGATTTACTTTGAGGATGGCGCGAACGATAACTTTGTGCAGGGGAATACGTTCGGTAAATCGCGGGGCAATATCCTCCGCGTGGACTTTGGTGATGGGAATATGCTGCGCTCAAACGCATTTGCAGGACAAAAAGCACAGGATATTATCCTGCTACTCGAGGGTGGAAATAGTGAGCTGGCAGCACCGACGATTACCTCGGCAATTGGGACGAATGTTTCAGGCACAACCTGTGCATTTGGACGAGTAGAAGTCTACCTGTTTGAAAAGACAGGAATTACATCCATCGGATTTGTTCTAGCCGATCAAAGTGGGGCATTTTCCTTTAAAGGAAATGCGCCGTTGAGCGGAAAGCAGTTAGTTTTGCTTGTAACCGATGTGCTGAGCAATACATCGATATTTTCGCAGCCCTACACCGTTTCATAACGATCAAAGATGAGGTTCTACGATCGCCTTCTTCCAACGTCGGGTAACGTCGCCGCCACTGACGCGTTCATGAAACGGATTGGACGTTGCCCCAAGAGCAATTGAGGAACGAAACAAAGCGACCACGGAGGCTTACGCGGGCTTCCGTGTTTTGCTGTCATCCACGAAACAGAAGAGTTCCTTGCCTATCACTATTACAAAAAATATCGAGGATTATTGCAGAATTCACTTGCTATTCATCGCCCGTAGAGTGATATATACACATGCCGAAAGGCAAACGACAAAAGCACGGAGGGCAAAGCAATGTGGATTAAAGGGACGATTGACGGGTACAGCTTTTACATCAAGCAATACGACGAAGGTTCGGAGTACGGGATTTCAGGCGGACGGATTTCGAAGTTAGAGATTTGGAAAGACGGACAACTTTTCGTACAATACGACAGAGGCTGGTCGAAGAAACCGAGCGGCGCGCAGGTGAAGGCGGTTTACGAGCAGATCCTGAGAGAATACAACTAAATCGCACAGGCTACCACATGAGCTTCCTGAAGGGAGGCTCTTTTTTATGCCTGCCGGGTTGAAAGAGGCGGCCGTGATTAGGAAGCTGAGGAAGTACACGCCGACTCCATTCAAAGCGAATGACTCGGCATATAACAAACAGGCGGCGGACAACGCCGTCGCTTTCATAGAGTGCCTTGCGCACACAAAGGGTACATGGGCGGGGAAGCCGTTTCTGCTGATCGACTGGCAGGAACAGATCATCCGCGATGTGTTTGGAACCCTGAAGACGAGCGGATACCGCCAGTTCAACACGGCGTACATCGAGATACCAAAGAAGAATGGTAAGTCTGAGCTCGCGGCTGCGGTCGCGCTGCTCTTGACCTGCGGTGACAACGAAGAGCGCGCCGAAGTGTACGGGTGCGCAGCCGACCGACAGCAGGCTTCGATCGTATTCGAGGTCGCCAAGGATATGGTAACGATGTGCCCCGCGCTGGCAAAGCGTGTGAAGATCCTCGCGTCGCAGAAGCGGCTCGTATACCTGCCGACCGGGAGTTATTATCAGGTGCTCAGCGCCGATGTCGCCAACAAGCACGGCTTCAATACGCACGGTGTCATCTTCGACGAACTGCATACCCAACCGAACCGCCGTCTTTTTGACGTTATGACCAAGGGCAGCGGTGATGCTCGTATGCAGCCGTTGTACTTTCTGATTACCACCGCAGGCGACAACACAAACTCCATCTGCTGGGAGGTGCATTCGAAAGCACAAGATATCCTTAACGGTAGAAAGACGGACCCTACGTTCTACCCTGTGATCTACGGCACCGAGGAGAACGATTCCTGGACGGATCCGAAGGTGTGGAAGAAGGCGAATCCTTCTCTCGGGATCACGGTGGGGATCGACAAGGTCAAAGCCGCTTGTGAAAGCGCGCAGCAAAACCCCGCGGAGGAAAACGCATTTCGTCAGCTCCGATTAAACCAGTGGGTCAAACAAGCAATCCGCTGGATGCCGATGGAAGCGTGGGACAAATGCGCGTTTCCTGTTGACCCCAAATCGCTCGAAGGCCGCATTTGCTACGGTGGTCTTGACCTCTCGTCCAGCACAGATATTACAGCATTCGTGCTCATGTTTCCGCCGCTGGATGATGATGATAAATACTTTGTCCTGCCGTTCTTCTGGATCCCCGAGGATAATATCGATCTGCGCGTGCGGCGCGATCATGTGAATTACGACCTTTGGCAGAAGCAGGGATTCCTGCTGACGACCGAAGGGAACGTCGTGCATTACGGATTTATTGAAACGTTCATCGAGCAGCTTGGTATGAAATACAACATCCGCGAGATCGCGTTTGACCGTTGGGGTGCCGTGCAAATGGTGCAGAACCTCGAAGGCATGGGCTTCACGGTTGTTCCGTTTGGGCAAGGGTTCAAGGACATGTCGCCACCGACGAAGGAACTCATGAAACTGACGCTAGAGCAGAGGATCGCGCACGGCAGCCAGCCGGTTTTGCGCTGGATGATTGACAACATCTACATTCGCACCGACCCGGCGGGAAACATTAAGCCGGATAAAGAAAAAAGCACCGAGAAAATCGACGGTGCTGTAGCAACAATCATGGCGCTGGATCGGGCGTTGAGGAATGGTGGACTTGAAAACTCGAGCGTATATGACGGGCGAGGTTTACTATTGATTTAGAAAAAGCACATCCGGTTAAGGATGTGCCTTTGAAATTACCTGTTGCTTCTGAAGCAATCGCTGCACATGACCGGACGGTCGGTGCGGGGTTGGAACGGAACCTGACAGGGTTTTCCGCACTGTGCGCAAACCGCATCGTACATCTGGCGGGGTGCATTGTCACGGTAGCCGCCGTCGCGGGAACCGCCACTGGAGTTACCCTTGCGTGCAACCCGGCAGGATTTGCAACGCTGCGGTTCATTCGTAAAGCCTTTCTCGGCGAAAAACTCTTGTTCGTTGGCAGTAAAGGTGAATTCTTGTCCGCAATCTTTGCAGACGATGGTCTTGTCGTTGTACATCTAATACCTCATTTATAATATTGCGTGGTGCAGAATTGCGCCACACAACTGTCACTGTAACCCACTATCTGCAAAAAGTCAATCATTCCAATGCTTGGAGGACTTTCATGAATCCACTCAGATCCTTATTTCGCTCTCGCGACAAGCCGAAGGACTCCCTCAATGGCAGCCGTTACAGCTTCTTTTTCGGAGGCACGTCGAGCGGGAAACCGGTGAATGAAACGACCGCCATGCAGATGACGGCGGTGTACTCCTGTGTGAGAATCCTGTCCGAGACCGTCGCGGGGTTGCCGCTGAACGTCTACCGGTACAACGATAGCGGCGGTAAAGAAAAAGCGTTCAAGCATCCGCTCTATCGGCTGCTGCATGACGAACCGAACCCCGAGATGACGAGCTTCGCGTTTCGGGAAACACTCATGAGCCATCTTATGCTGTGGGGGAATGCTTACGCGCAGATCATACGAAACGCAAGAGGCGAGGTGATCGCGCTCTACCCGCTCATGCCGAGCAAAATGACAGTCGACCGTGATCAAAGCGGTCGGCTTTTTTATTTGTATCAGCGCGGGTCGGAGGACCCGACCACGCTCGGCAAATCGACACAGGTAACGCTTTCTCCCTCAGATGTGCTGCACATTCCCGGACTCGGGTTCGACGGCCTGATCGGCTACAGTCCGATCGCCATGGCAAAAAACGCAATCGGTTTGGCCATCGCAACAGAGGAGTACGGCGCTAAGTTCTTCGCTAATGGCGCGGCTCCGGCAGGCGTGCTGGAACATCCAGGCACGATCAAGGATCCGCTGCGGGTAAAAGAAAGCTGGAACTCGGCATATCAGGGCAGCGCGAATGCACACAAGATCGCGGTGCTCGAAGAAGGCATGAAGTATACGCCCATCGGGATCGCGCCGGAGCAGGCGCAGTTTTTGGAAACGCGCAAGTTTCAGATCAATGAGATCGCGCGTATCTTCCGTGTGCCGCCGCACATGCTGGCGGACTTGGAGAAATCGTCGTTCAGCAACATTGAGCAGCAGTCGCTGGAGTTCGTGAAATACACACTAGACCCTTGGGTGGTGCGCTGGGAACAGAGCATGTGCCGCGTACTGTTCAGCGAGAGTGAAAAGCCGGAATACTTCATCCGGTTCAATGTCGACGGGCTTCTGCGCGGTGACTATGCCTCCCGAATGACTGGGTATGCCACCGCGCGGCAGAACGGCTGGATGAGCGCAAACGACATCCGCGAGCTGGAAAACCTCGATCGCATTTCGTCCGATCTCGGCGGCGATCTGTACCTGATCAATGGAGCCATGACGAAGCTGGAGGATGCGGGCTTGTTTGCGGGGACACAATACAAAAAGGAGGATTCCGCTTGAACAGAAGGTTCTGGAACTGGGTGCGAAACGAAGATAGCACCCGAATTTTGACATTGAACGGCACGATCGCCGAAGAGAGCTGGTTTGAAGACGATGTCACCCCAAGGATGTTCAGGGACGAACTGAATGCCGGAGCGGGTGACGTTGTGATTTGGATCAACAGCCCGGGCGGCGACTGTGTGGCGGCGAGCCAAATCTACACCATGCTCATGGACTACAAGGGACATATCACGGTCAAGATCGACGGTATCGCGGCAAGCGCAGCATCGGTCATCGCTATGGCGGGTACCGAGGTGCTTATGGCACCGACGAGTTTGCTCATGATCCACAATCCGCTGACGGTAGCAATCGGCGACAGCGAAGAAATGCAGAAAGCCATCGCCATGCTGGATGAGGTAAAGGAGAGCATCATCAACGCATATGAGCTGAAAACGGGCATGTCCCGCGCGAAGCTAGCGCACCTCATGGACGCTGAAACGTGGATGAACGCAAACAAGGCGATTGAGCTTGGCTTTGTGGATGGTGTGCTGGCAGATGAAAAGAAGCAAGCGACGCATGGCGATGTGGTGTTCAGTTTCTCACGCCGCGCGGTCACGAATTCGCTGCTGAATAAGCTGCAGCGAAAACAGGCAAGTAAAGCCGCTACGGAGGAACCACCGCCTGTACGAACAACCGAACCGAGATACCCTGCGGAGCCGCTTTATCAGCGGCTCTCTTTGATTTCACACTGAGGAGGATACGAATGAATACGATTTTGCAACTGCGCGAGAACCGCGCGAAGAAGTGGGATGCCGCAAAGGCGTTTCTTGACGTGAAGCGCGGCACGGACGGCTTGCTCTCCGCCGAGGACGCAAGCGCATACGAGAAGATGGAAGCCGAGGTCGTCGCGCTCGGTAAAGAGGTCGAGAGACTCGAACGTCAGGCGGCGTTGGACGCGGAACTGAACAAGCCCACTGCCGATCCGCTGACCAGCAAACCCGCGCATACCAATGCGGAACAAAATACAGGCCGCGCAACGGCGGAATACAAAAAGGCGTTCTGGAACGCGATTCGTTCCAAGAACCCTCGGACGGAAATTCTCAATGCGCTTCAGGAGGGTACCGACAGCGAGGGCGGATATCTTGTTCCCGACGAGTTTGAGCGCACCCTGGTGCAGAAGCTGACGGAAGCGAATGTGCTGCGTCCGCTCTGCCATGTGATCCAGACCGGCTACGGCGATCGAAAGATTCCCGTGGTCGCGTCGAAGGGCACCGCCGACTGGGTTGACGAAGAGGGTACCTATCCGCTCTCCGACGATTCCTTCTCGCAGGTCGTCCTCGGCGCGTACAAGCTTGCTACCATGATCAAGGTGTCCGAAGAGCTGCTCTCGGACAGCATTTTTGACATCGAGGGTTATGTGTCCGAGCAGTTCGGCAAGCGCATCGGCGACAAGGAAGAGGACGCGTTCCTCAACGGAAACGGTGTGAGCAAGCCCATCGGTATTCTCAACGCCACCGGCGGCGCGGAGGTCGGCGTGACTACCGCGGGTGCATCCGCGATCACGGGCGATGAACTGATCGACCTCGTTTACTCGCTCCGTGCACCGTACCGTAAAGGCGCGGTGTTCGTACTCAACGACACGACCGTCAAACTGCTGCGCAAGCTCAAGGACGGCGACGGTCAATATCTCTGGCGGCCGGGCATCACGGAAAACGCGCCGGATACGATCCTCGGACACCGAATCGTGACCAGCGAGTTCATGCCTTCCGTCGCAGCGGGGAACAAGTCCATCGCGTTCGGCGACTTTTCCTATTACTGGATCGCAGACCGCCAAGGCCGCACCTTTAAGCGCCTGAATGAGCTGTATGCGACGACCGGTCAGGTCGGATTTCTCGCTTCCCAGCGTCTCGACGGCAAGCTCATTCTGCCGGAAGCGATCAAGGTCCTGCAGCAGAAGGCGTAACGGAGGGCTACATGGAAATCATTGATACCCCGGCGGGCGATGTGACCCGCAACTGTAAGAACTACGCGACGGATGGCGGGGATCGGTTGGTGATTGGCGGTACTCTGGAGGTGCTGGATACCGCCACCGTCACTGGCTTGCAATCGGGATATGCGACCGAACAAACAGCTGGAAGCGTGTATCAGGCAGCAAATCAAGCTTCGAGTAACGCTTCGACCATCGCTGATTTGAAAAGTGACCTCAACGCGTTACTGCAAAGGCTCAAGAACGCGGGTATTATGGCGGCGGACGAAGCGGGTGCTTCTTAATAAAAGATGGCGACGCTTTTGAGTAAGGTCAAGGCAAACCTGATTCTGACGCACGACGCTGATGATGAACTCATCCAGCGTCTGATCGATGCAGCAGTGTCCTACGCCGAGAGCTATCAGCACCTAACTGCCGGAACTTACGAAGTAGCGGGTATGCCACCGACGACCGAGGCAGCGGTGATCATGCTGGCATCTCATTTCTACGAGAGCCGGGACGGCAGCACGGGCGGATTCTTTGCGGACAATGTCCAAGCGGGACAGCAGGTATGGAACACAGTGAACACCCTGCTTCTCCTTGACCGCGACTGGAAGGTGGGTTCATGAGCTACGGCAGAATGAACACGCTGATCTCGATTGCGCGGGAAGTAGTGACGAAAGACGCGGAGGGTTTCGCGACAAAGACCGATCAGGAGTTGGCATCAGTGTTCGCGTATAGGGAAGGACGGCACGGATCCCAGAAATGGGTCAACCGCGCCGCCTTTTCAGAGGCGACGGATTTGTTTCGGCTTCGAGTTATCCCGAGCCTGACCGTGACCACAGCTCATGTGATCCTTTGCGGTGATGATCGCTTTGAAATCACGTCCGTCGAGGATGTGAAGGGTAGAGGCATGTACATTGAAGTGCTGGCAAAGAAGGTGACGTCGGATGGCTAAGGTGAAAATCGAGATGCCGGATGAATTCCTGAACCAAATCGCCGATATGGGCAACGCGCTCGACATGGCGATTCCCAAAGCGCTCGCGGCGGGCGGCAAGATCGTCATGGAGAAGATGAAATCGAATCTGCGCGCGGCGATCGGACGCGGCACGAAGACCAAATCACGCTCGACCGGTAAGCTTGCTGCTTCTCTCGGCGTGTCTCCCGCGAAGCTGGATCGCGATGGAAACCTCGACGTGAAAGTCGGCTTTTCGGAGGGGCGCGGCGACGTGAGCAACGCAATGCTTGCCAACCTCCTTGAGTACGGAAAACATGGTCAGGTCCCGAAGCCGTTTCTCAAGCAGACCAAGTCCTCGAGCCGGAAACCGTGTATTGACGCTATGCAGGCGGCGCTAAAGGAGGAACTGGATCTACCGTGAGTATGCTTGATGAATTAAATACGATCGTCGAGAGCGTTGGACTCCCTGTGGAGACCGGCGTTTTCTCTGCTGCCGCGCCGGACGAGTACGTCGTGATTACGCCGATCTCGGAGCACTTTGAGTTGTTCTCGGATAACGCGCCGGGTATGAACATTGAAGAAGCGCGGTTATCGCTCTTTTCGAAGGGCAATTATGGCGCGAAGAAACGGCAGCTCGTTCGGCTGTTGTTGTCGGCAGGATTTCTGGTATCGGAACGACGGTATATCGGACTGGAAGAGGCCACGGGCTATCACCACTTTGCCATCGACGTGGCGAAGGAGTATTTGGAGGAAGAATAGATGGCAACCATCGGACTGGATAAACTGTATTACGCGAAGATCACCGAAGGCGCGAACGGCGATGAGACCTACGCCGCGCCCGTTTCGCTCGCCAAGGCAATGTCCGCGGAACTGAAGATCGATATCAACGAAGCGACGCTCTACGCCGACGATGGCGCGGCCGAGGTGGTCAAAGAGTTCAAGAGTGGCACGCTCACGCTGAGCATCGATAACATCGGCGCGCCGGTCGCGAGCGATCTCACCGATTCGCAGATCGACGATAACAAGGTGCTGGTTTCCCAAAGTGAAAACGGCGGTCAGCCTGTCGCGATCGGATTCCGCGCGAAGAAGAGCAACGGCAAATACCGCTACTTCTGGCTCTATCGCGTCGTGTTCGGCATTCCCGCGACGAACCTGCAGACGAAGGGCGACAACATCACGTTCTCGACTCCGTCGATCGAGGGAACGATCATTCGGCGCAATAAGCTGGATGGTCAGGGCAAGCATCCGTGGAAAGCGGAGGTCAACGAGGACGATACGAGCGTACCGGCGGCAACGATCTCGGGCTGGTACACGCAGGTCTACGAGCCGACATTTGCGGCGGAGGGTTAACACATGGAAAACGACAGAGGCGCGATGATTCAAATCGGTAATCGCGAGTATGAGATGCTTCTGACCACGCGTGCGACCAAAGAGATCGCGAAGCGTTATGGCGGTCTGGAGCACCTCGGCGACAAGCTCATGAAAGCGGAGAACTTCGAGCTGGCGCTGGACGAGGTGGTGTGGCTGATTACGCTGCTCGCCAATCAGAGCACACTGGTGCACAACCTTCTCGAGCCGGATACAAAGCGTGAACTGCTTATTGAGGAAGCGGTCGAACTGCTCACCACGCCGCTGGATCTCTCCGGCTACAAGTCCGCGATCATGGAAGCGATGGTTAAAGGGACGAAGCGCTATGTCGAAAGCGAGGAAGAACCCTCAAAAAACGTGTTGGTCGGGCAAGCGACGAAGAGCTGTTTGCCCGACTGATCTTCTATGGTGTGACCCTACTAGGGCGGCCAGAGCGCGAGGTTTGGCTCATGCCGCTTGGCGCTCTGCTTGACCAATGGGATGTATATCGGCAGCTGCATGGGTTAGCCAATCTGAAACATGAGTCTTTCATTGAATGTCTAGTACCACAGGGTGTATGAGTATGGTATCATGGCATATAAGGACTCATATGAAAGGGCGACGCTATGTGGCTCAAACTAGATATTGATGGAATTGAACTCAATCTTCGCATTTCCGGGTATAAACCTATTGCCGATTGGAAGAGTGAATATTCGTGGTGTCAAGTCGACTTACAATTAAAGAGTTCTTGGTTAGACTACAAGATTAACGGCGAGTTATTGGATATGGGCGAAGTCGTTTTGCTGCAGAATCGGATGTCGGATTTGCTTTCTGACAAAACCACCGATATTACTGCATTCGAAGGTTTGGAACCAGATATACAGTTTCAGTTCTTTCCTAGACGGGATATCCGAAATGATCCAAAGGTTTTATACGTCGCGCCCGGGCATCAATTCTTCGATATCAGTGCGGATATGATCATCACCTTTTGGAATGAGGGTTTAACGAATAATCGATTAATCCTTAATCTTGGTTGCGATGAAATTGAGTATTTTCGGGATTATCTGCTTTATGTTGAGAAGACAACCGATTTTGACAAGGCTAAGCTAGATAAGTTGATCGCGAAGGGTGTGTTCTTTAAAGAAACTAGACAAGCATAATCGAAGAATGCCCATCCTACTGGATATGAAATAATGCAATATTTACCATAAACGACCTACGGGTCGTTTTTTTATGCCCATTTTCCGCTAGGGAGGTGATGAAATGTCGTCCGACTTCGGACTCAAGATCGGGATTGAGGGCGAAAAAGAGTTCAAGAAAGCGCTCTCCGAGATCAACCAGTCGTTCAAGGTTCTTGGGAGCGAGATGAACCTCGTCACCTCCCAGTTCGACAAACAGGACAAATCGGTCGGCGCACTGACCGCCCGAAATCAAGTCCTGCGAAAAGAGATCGACGCTCAAAAAGATAAGGTCGAAACCCTGGAAGCCGCGTTGCAGAACGCGGCTTCTTCTTTTGGGGAGAACGATAAGCGCACTCAGGCATGGCAGGTTCAGCTCAACAATGCCAAAGCCGCCCTCAACGGTATGGAACGCGAGCTTGGCACGAACGAAACCGCGTTGGAGAGTACGGCGAGTGATCTGGATTCTGCTGGCAAGCAGGCGGACGAGTTCGGCGACGAGATCAAGCAGTCCGCCGATCAAGCTGACGACGCGGGCGGGCGATTCGACAAGCTCGGTTCGGTCGTCAAAGGGATTGGAGTAGCGCTTGGTGCGGCCATGGTGGCGATCGGCACGGCGGCGGTGGCGGCTGGTAAAGCGCTGGTCGACATGACCGTCAATACTGCGGCATATGCCGACGAAATGTTGACTCAGAGTTCCATCACTGGCATGAGCGTGGAGAGCTTGCAGGCATACTCTTACGCCGCCGACCTTGTGGATGTGTCACTGGAGACCATGACCGGTTCCATGGCGAAGAACATCAAGTCCATGTCCAACGCTGCCGGTGGCAGTGAACAGTTCGCCAAAGCATACGATCGCCTCGGCGTATCGGTGACCAATGCGGACGGGACGCTTCGAAACAGCGAAGATGTTTACTGGGACGCCATCGACGCGCTCGGACAGGTATCGAATGAAACGGAACGCGACGCACTGGCCATGCAGCTCTTTGGCAAGAGCGCGCAGGACCTAAACCCACTGATCGCGCAGGGTAGCGAGGGCATCGCTGCGCTGACGGATGAAGCGAAGCGCATGGGCGCGGTACTGAGTGAGGAAACGATCGAGAAATTCGGCGCGTTTGACGATTCCGTGCAGCGGCTCAAGCAGGGCGCGGCAGCGGCGCAGCGGGTCATGGGCACGGTACTGCTTCCGCAGTTGCAGACTCTTGCGGACGACGGCGTTTCTCTGCTTGGCGACTTCACCTCTGGCCTTGCGGAAGCAGGCGGCGACTTCAACAAGATCACCGTAGTGCTCGGCAAGACGGTCGGTGGAATCGCAAACATTATTCTCGCCAGCCTGCCGCAATTTGTGCAGGTTGGTATGAGCATTGTGAGTGCGATCGGCGGCGCGCTGGCGGCAAACCTGCCCGTGCTGATTTCTGCTGCGTCGGGCATTGTCATGACGCTTTTGCAGGGGGTGATCACGGCACTTCCGCAGTTTACGGACGGCGCGGTACAACTGATTACCACACTCGCGCAGGGGATCGTCGACATGCTGCCTGCGTTGGTGGAGGCCGCGATTCAGATGATTGCGTCGCTCGTGCAGGGCATTGGAGAAGCGTTGCCGACACTGATTCCGGCGATTATAGAGGCGGTACTGCTGATCTGCGAAACCCTGTTTGACAACATGGACAAGATACTGGATGCGGCGTTTTCGATCGTGAAGGGTCTTGCGGAGGGGATCATCCGCGCGCTACCGAAGTTGATCGAAGCGCTTCCGAAGCTCATCACGGGGATCATCAACTTCTTCATGAACAATCTCCCGACCCTTATGGCTATGGGTATCGAATTTACGGTTCAGCTTGCGATCGGCCTGATCAAAGCGCTCCCGCAGCTGATTGCCGCCTTACCGCAGATTGTCTCCGCAATTTTGAACGGTTTCGGATCATCGGTATCTTCCGTGGTGGAAATCGGTAAGAACATCGTCAACGGGCTGTGGGAAGGCATCAAGAGCATGACCTCTTGGCTCGCAAGCAAGGTGCGGGATTTCTTCTCCAACATCGTGAAAAGCGCGAAGAAAGCGCTTGGCATTGCGTCGCCTTCCAAAGTGTTTGCCGGAATCGGCGAGAACATGGGTGAGGGCGTCGGTGTCGGGTTTACCGACGCCATGGAGGACGTAAACAAACAGATCCAGAGCGCGATTCCGACCAGCGTGGATGTGGGCGCGATCGATGTTCTGACGAATCTACCGAATAGCATTGGCATCGGCGGCACGAGCGATCTGCTATCGCAGAAGCTGGATGTGCTGATCGGTGAAGTGCGGCGGTATCTGCCGCAACTCGCAGGGATGCAGCTTGTCGCGGACACTGGTGCGACAATTGGCTGGCTTGCACCGGCCATGGATGACGCGCTGGGCGCGATTCGCAGACGAAAGGAGCGGCTGACGTGAGCGATATCCGATTCGGAACCAAATGGGCACACGCCGACTACGGCCTAATCGTCGCCCCGTATGTCATCCCTATGCCGGAGCCGCAGACGAGCTTCGTGGAGATCCCCGGACGTGACGGCGCGCTCGATCTGTCGGAAGCGTTTGGTACGGTACGATATGCCGATCGGGTCTTCGAGTTGACGCTGTATGCCCGCGCGCCGTTCGACTCGCTGATCTCCGCGTTTGCGGCGGATGTGCACGGGCGGCGCTTGAACGTGATCTTCGACCGCGACCCGACTTTCTATTACGATGCGCGAATCATGATCGAAGATGTGGAAAGGCACTGGGGTTACTGCGAACTGTCGCTGGAATGCCGAGCGAAGCCGTATAAGCTGGAACACTTCGAAACTACGATTACGGTTCTTCCAGCGGGCAACGCAACAGTGACGCTTGCGAATACGCGTATGCCTTGCGTCCCGACGATCACCGTTTCCGCTGAAATGACGCTCATGTTCACGCTTTCGGGAACGAATTACACTGTCAACCTTTCGGCGGGCACGCACGTGATTCCATCTCTGGTGCTCACGGAGGGCGACACGGAGATTGTGATAACAGGGACGGGGCGAATCACGTTCACCTACCGGAAAGGAGCGCTCTGATGTACCGAATACTCTGTGATTCTTACGTGCTCTACGATCCTCGTTTGCCGGATTTATTCGTGTTCGAGCCGGATTTGACGCAGAAAAAGAACGAGCCGGGTGAACTGACGTTCACGATACCGAAGGAGCATCCGCACTATGGGGTATTGGAAAAGCTCAAGAGTCGCATCAAGGTCTATCGAGACGATGTCCTGATCTGGGTTGGTCGAGCGATCGAGGACGAGCGGGATCTCTTCGAAAACCGCAAGGTCGTTGCGGAAGGTGTGCTGGCGTTTTTACTGGACAGCATCCTTCGTCCGTTTACTATGGATGGTACTGCGACGGAGACCTGGGAGTATCTTCTGACCCAGCACAATGCGCAGGTGAATGAAAGCCAGAGACTGACTCTCGGGAACTGCGACTTATCTGGTTCGGTTGGGGTAACGACAAAGGATTATCTGTCGTCTTGGCAAACTCTGAAGAGCTGCCTGCTTGACACACTCGGTGGCTACCTGATCGTGCGATTCGACGAAAACGAGAATCCGGTTCAGGACTATCTCACCGACGTACCGGACACATCGACCCAGCGGATTGAATTTGGTGAAAACCTGATCGACCTTGCGTTGACTAAGAACGCTTCTGAAACCTATACCGCTTGCATCCCGCTCGGTGCAGCGCTGCGGGATATAGATCCGGAATCGGAGAGTGAAGCGCGGCTTACGATCGCGAGCGTGAACGAGGGACAGGATTACCTGATCGATACGGCGCTTGCGGCCGAGTATGGGGTGATCTTTGCACCGTCAGGCTTGACCACATGGGATGACATCACCGACGCGACAATCCTCATGAACAAAGGTCGCGATTGGCTGAGCGGAACTGGCGCGCGATTTAAGCAGACGATCAAGCTCTCGGCGGTCGATTTGCATAACGTCGACGCGAATGTTGAGTCGTTTCACTTCTTGGATAAGGTGGTCGTCTCCTGCGGCACGCTCTGCCCGGAAGAGACGTATATTCTGTCCGAACTGACAATTCCGCTGAATAACCCGGCCAGCACCGGCATCGCACTCGGGGATTCGCGCCCGTCTCTGATCGGCGAGGAGATAAGGCAAAACACATCAGTCAAGAACCGTATCGAGACGATAGAGGCGGATTATACGACGCACGGCGAAATCAAAGAAATCGTGCAAGAGCAGCTCAATCAGAACACCTCGATCCTGCAATCCGCGCAGCAGATCATCATGACCGCACTGGAGGACTATGTGCGAACGCAGAATTTCGTTGCGCTGCAGAACACAATACAAACTTCGTTCTCCATCATGGCGGGTACGATCGAGGCGAACTTCACGGAAACGGCAAGCCGGATCTCGACCCTGAACGGCGAAACTTCGCAGCAATTCGAGTCAGTGCGCAGTTTTATCCGTTTGATCTCATCCGGCATAGTGATTGGAAAGAGCACGTCCGCAATCAAGCTCAAGTTGGAGAATGACGTTCTTTACTTCTTCTCTGGCAGCGAGGACAGCGTGACTACCGACAGTGCGATCGCTTACTTTTCTTCCGGCAAGCTGTATGTCAACGACGTGCAGGTACTCTCATCGCTGCGGATTGGGAGTTTCGCTTGGGTGCCCGAGAGCGGAAATCTGAACTTCAAAAAGATCGCGGGGTAAGGATATGGCAAATTGGCCGTATGAGTCGATTCATGACGGATATACGATCGTCAACGGTTCACTTTCTGGAACGGCGGCAAGCAAAATTTCCTGCTGGCTGGAATACAAGATCGTTTCGCAGTCTGTTGTTAACAACACATCTACCATTCGGTTCTATGTGTTTCTGGCAACCTCAGGGAACACGTCGCAGTTTGATGTCTACTGCAACAATGTAGATTCAAATTCCCGTGGCGCGATGAGCGTATCGGTCGACGGAAGCGTAGTTTACAACCGCACAAGCAGAGGATTCGCAATCTCACGCATTCCTTACCGGGACGAATACATCACGCAGTATCAGGAACCCTACGATACGGCGCTGGGCTACCAGTACCTCATGATCCTGACCGACAATGCGAGCACAGAGAGCGAAGCATATGGCGAATGTACGGTCGCCCACAACTCGGATGGAACAAGGCAGACATCGATTTCTTTCGTTGCGAACTGTACGTATTCGTCGGCGATCGGTTCGGTCAGCGGATCGCTGAGCATCACATTACCGGCGATTCCACGGGTAACTACTCCGAGCGTACCGAGCGTGACGCTTGGCAATGTGGCAACGATCACTCTTACACCCGCGTCAAGCGCGTTTCTACATACCTTACGGGCGAAGTTTGGTTCGCGCGCGGAGACGACGATCGCGGCCCAAACCTCAACAACTAACATTTCGTGGACGCCGTCACTGGACGAAGCCAATGCTGCGCCGAATGCGACGAGCGTCGCAGGGACGCTATATTGCGATACCTACTCCAACGGGGTACTTCTTGGCACAACGCAGACGAGCATTACTGCCGCGATCCCAGCTTCTGTTGTGCCAACAGGATCGATCTGGTTCTCCGAGGCGGAGGAGGAGCTAGCAACACAATTTGGTTGCTTTGTTCAGCGAAAGAGTAAGTTAAGCGTCAGCATTTCCGCTGCCGGCGTTTACGGTTCGTCGATTTCATCAATCTCGACCACGGTCAACGGGGCGACATACTCGGGGAACTCTTTCACGACGAACGAACTAACCACAGTTGGATCGAATACGATCCGCGCGACGGTTACGGACAGTCGGGGACGAACTACTGTTCTGACAGGAACGTTCGAAGTCGTGGCGTATGATTCACCATCCGTCCAGTCAGTTTCGGTCTTTCGGTGCGACGCTGCAGGGAATGCGAGTAACACAGGAACATATGCCATGGTGGCGGTAACCGGTGCGATCTCCTCTGTAAATAACAAGAACACCCGCGTACTCAAGATTGGGTATAAGCGCAAGAGCGAAACGTACTACACAGATACGACGATCGCTCTTTCTAACTATGCCGTAAATGGTTCATACCGAATCGGCGGTAGCCTGTCGAACCAGTATACCTACGATATTCGAGTTACGCTCGGAGATTATTTCGGCGAAGCATATGGATACACCGACCTAAGCACAGCGGAAGTCATTCTCTCCGTGCGCAGCACCGGCCTAGGACTCGCGGTTGGCAAGGTTGCCGAGGAGGACAGCTTCGATGTTGGCTGGCCTGCGCGGTTCCGTGAGAATGTGCAGTTTGACGATAGTTTGGTCTTCTCGAGCGTTTTGTGGTTGGCAAACCTCATCTTCCCGGTGGGGAGTATCCGCATGACGGTATCCGCCGCAGATGAAAGTACATTCCTCGGCGGAACATGGATAAGATGGGGCACAGGGCGAGTACCGGTTGGAGTGAACCTCTCTGACACGAACTTCAGCACCGTGGAGAAAACAGGCGGCGCGAATACGCATACGCTATCTGCGGCGGAGATGCCGTCACACAACCACTCGTTCAGTGGTTCGGTGACGGTGAACGCCAATGGCGCGCATACTCATCAGGCATCTGCAGGGTCGTATAAGGTTGGCAGCGGATCTGCTTCTACTTATTACTATATGACGAATGGTGGAACAACCAGCGGACAGACGACCGGGTCCGGTGGGTCGCATGATCACACGGGCTCCGTGTCCGGTTCGGTTGGCAGCAACGGCAGCGGCGCGACGCACAACAACCTTCAGCCCTATATCACATGCTATTTTTGGAAAAGGACGACATAGGGCTTACATATAAATAGAAAGGGCCCTCCTTGCGGAGCACCCAAAATAGCGAAAGGCACTCAGCCGGGGGGAAGAGTGCCTTTCTAATTTGCATGGTAAATCTTGTTAGGGATTGGGACATACCGGGTAGGTAGGTTGTGTATACCATGCAAGCTTTGATGTACCTGCATCATAGCAGATTTTTCTCGGAAATACCATGAAGAAACCATGAATTTATCTGATTCGAAACGGAGGAAGTAATGGATTTCACGCGCAATTTGAAGAAGGGCACGTCCGGCGAGGACGTGCTTTTTTGTAAGCAAAAGCTACTGGAACTTGGGTTCTATGGCGACCATATTACGACGGTTACCAAGAAGGCGTTCGGTGCAGACACGCTGGAGGCTGTGAAACGATTCCAGGCCCAAGCCGCGCTGACCGTCGATGGAGTGATCGGGAAAGAAACGTGGGCGGCTCTGATTGACGGAACGATTACTGAGACGGAGCCGATCACAAAGGATACGGTATCGGATAAAGCAGCCGCGATCTGCGCACTGGCGCTGACGCGCATCGGAGACCTGTATGTTTGGGGCGCGTCTGGTTTGACCAATCTCACAGACTCAAAGATTCAAGCGATGGACGAGGAGTTCGCGCGCGCGATCACTTTTCGCGATAGCCAGTACAAAGCAGGGTTCGCCGATCTCATGGCGCATGACTGTTCCGGTTTTCTCTCCTGGCTCATGCGCGAGACGGGGATTTGGGATGATCGTAAGAATTGCGATGGACTTTGGGCGTTGTGCGACGTGGTCGCGCGCAATGAACTGATCGCGGGCGATTTCCTGTTCCGAAACAGCACCACGAATGCCGAGGATGAAACGCATGTCGGCCTTTATTTAGGGCGTGGCATAGTGATCCACGCGAAAGGCCGCGATATGGGCGTCGTGGTGGAGGGCATCAATCAGGGCGGCAGCGGTTACTGGCATAAATGCGGACGTTTCAAGCTCTTATATCAATAAAAGCGGAGGAAACAAGTTGGATTACATCGGAGAGATCATTTCGGGCGTATTCGCTTTGCTGGTCGTATTGCTCGAGGTGCGCGTGGCCCGTGACCGAAAGCAAACGGAGAAGCGAGCCGCTGTTCGCGCAAAGGAGTCAAAGCTTGCTATGAAGATGCAGGACGCCAGTTTATCGCTTTCTTTGGCAACGGCTATCGCCGTTGAGCGTGGCGAAACGAACGGCGAGATGAAGACCGCGCGCGAGAAAGCGGAAACCGCGCAAGAGGAATATGAAGATTTTGTCCATGAGCTTGCCTCGGAGCAGGCTACATCAATCTAGGAGGAACTGAAATGAAAAAGAAACTGATTCTGGTCCTGATCGCGTTTTTGATGCTCGCGTTGCCCGTCGTCGCGCTGGCGGACACCGGTGGGACCGCAGATGCCACCGTTACCGATATCCTGATCGAAAATACCGTGAATATAGCCGCGGCATTTTTTATTGCGCTGATCGGCGTGTTTGGCGCATGGTTGACCGAGAAACTTGGTAAGGCGACGCAACTCGATACCGTCAATCACGCGCAGCAGGAGCTGATCAAGCTCGCGCAGATCACGGTCGGCGAGCTGAAACAAACGGTTGTTGACGGCATGAAGGCCGCGCACAAGGATGGAAAATTGACCAAGGAAGAGATCGCGCAACTCGGTCAACTGCTCTACGAAAAGACCACAGCGAAGCTCTCCGCATCCGCGATGGACGTGCTGACCGCCGCGCAGGTGGATGTCTCTGCGCTGATCACCGGTACGGCGGAACATTTGATTGCTGGAATGAAGTAAACGGCAACTGTATATCGAGAATTGGAGCGTCTTTCGAGGCGCTCTTTTTTTCGTTGGAGGAGATATGACACTAAAGGAACGAGAAGAAATCCTGCACTTACGGTTCGAAGGTATGAGTTATACGCAAATTTCGGACAAACTACGCATTTCCCGGAATACGGTGAAATCGATCTGCCAGAGAATGGGGATCCAGCCAGCTGAGGTCACAGGGGAGAATCACGATGCTGATCACTGCAAATTATGTGGAGCAGCCCTTGTTCAGAATGCAACTGGCAAACGAAAACAGTTTTGTTCAGATCTTTGCCGGAGAACATGGTGGACACAGCATCAAGACAATCGGAGTTTGAAGTCCGCCGTCAAAGCAAAGTGCGCTTTCTGCGGCCGTGGTTTCGAGTACTATGAAAAGAATCACAGAAAATACTGCTGCCATGCCTGCTATATACATGCTCGCTTTGGGGATAAGAAAACACATGACAAACGAGCAGTTTGAACGAGAGTTGCGATATCGCGTATCGATGGCAGTGGCTAATTGTATGCTGCGGAAAGGGCTGATTTCGCAGGCTGAACACGAAACCTTCGATGCTCTTATGATCGAGAAGCACCAACCGCCGATCGGGAATATCTTGCTCAAAACATCTGTTGATAAATTGCCGAGTGAGAGCTAATATGCCACATGATAGGAGCATAGGTATGAATCGAGTGATACACAAAGTACAGCCAACGATTCCGGCAATCCCGCAACGGTTGCGGGTGGCCGCCTATGCTCGCGTTTCTAATGTTAAAATGGCTATGGTTGAATCTCTGGCGGCTCAAGTCAGTTACTACAGCGCGCACATACAGCGAAACCCGCAATGGATCTACGTTGGGGTATATGCGGACGAGGGTCTATCAGGCACGAAAGACAATCGTCCTGAATTTCAGCGGCTGATATCCGATTGCTACGCTGGAAAGATCGACATGGTGATCACGAAATCGCTCAGCCGATTTTCGCGAAACACGCTGGATACGCTGAATATCCTACGTGAACTGAAACAAAGAGGCGTGGATGTGTTCTTTGAACGGGAGAACATCCACAGTAATTCAGGGGATGGCGAGCTGATGCTCACCATCCTCTCTTCATATGCGCAGGAAGAAAGTCGTTCCGCCTCTGAAAATATTAAATGGCGGATTCGAAAAAAGTTCGAGCAGGGCGAAATCTCGGGATGGTGTCAATTGTATGGGTATACGATACGGCGCGGCAAAATTACGATCGACGATTACAAAGCGGCGGTCGTACACAGAATATTTTCAGAATATCTTGCAGGTGACAGCGCTACCTTGATTGCGAAACGGCTTAGACTCGAGGGCGTTCCCTGTGAACAGGGGGGACAGTGGAAGCAGTTTACGGTTTCGGAAATACTCAGGAATGAAAAGTATACCGGCAATCAACTCTTGCAGAAGACGTTCACGAAAGACCATCTATCCAAACGCTCAAAGAAGAACCAAGGCGAGTTGCCGTTCTTTCTGGTCGAGAACGCGCATCCCGCGATTATTGATGCTGATACATATCAGCACGCGATGAAGCGCATGGAGAGCAATCAAAAGACAGCCAAACGCCCTGAACCGAAGATGGATAATCAGCTGTTCCGGCGAAAAATCGTTTGCTCACAATGCGGCAGGCACTTCATTCGTAAGAACACAAACGGAACGCCAGGGTACGTTTGCAGTACTTATTCAGCGGAAGGGAAGGACTTTTGTCTGAGCAAAAAGATACCAGAGACAACTCTGGTCGAATTTTCATTAATAGCGCTGGGAATACCTGAGTTTGATAAAGAACTCTTTGATAAAGAGATCGACCATATTGTCGCACGATACCCTAACGATTTAGCATTCGTATTTCGTGACGGCCATATCTGTGAGTATACATGGGAAGACCGATCCCGGGCGGAAAGCTGGACGGAAGAAATGAAAAAGTCAGCAGGGGATAAAACCAGATCTAGGGAAGGGAGCAATTCTCATGGAAGCCATCAAGAAAGTCACGAAGATTGATCGCGCGGTCGTTGCCAAAGCATCAGCACATCAACCGATTGCGAGCTTGCGTCGTGTTGCCGCATATGCGCGGGTATCGACTGACAGCGACGAGCAATTCACAAGCTTTGAGGCGCAGGTAGACTATTACACCCGTCAGATCACCGCAAATGCGGACTGGGCTTTGGTCGAAGTCTATACGGACGAAGGCATCAGCGGGACGAACACGAAGAAGCGCGATGGTTTTAACCGCATGATCGCGGACGCGCTTTCGGGTAAGATTGATCTGATCATAACGAAAAGCATCTCGCGTTTTGCCAGAAACACCGTCGATACGCTGACTGCGGTTCGACAGTTGAAGGAGAAGGGGGTAGAGGTATATTTTGAGAAAGAGAACATCTACACCATGGACTCCAAAGGCGAGCTCCTGATCACGATCATGAGCTCGCTCGCGCAGGAAGAAAGCCGGTCGATCAGCGAAAACGTCGCCTGGGGCAAACGCGCAAAGTGCGAGGAGGGTAAGGTCTATCTTCCTTACAAACAGTTTCTCGGCTACGAGAAGGGTCCTGACGGGCAGCCGCAGATCGTGGAGGAGCAGGCAAAGACGGTGCGGTTGATCTATTCGCTTTTTCTGGAAGGGCTTATGCCTTCAGGAATCGCAAAACGGCTGGAAGCCATGGGGATCTTATCCCCGGCTGGGAAGCAACGCTGGCAGACCAGCACGGTGGAAAGCATCCTGCGGAACGAGAAGTATAAGGGTGATGCGCTGTTGCAGAAAACCTTCTGCGTAGACTTCCTGACCAAAAAGATGAAGCGCAACGAAGGCGAGTTACCGCAATACTATGTGGAGCAGAGCCACCCGGCGATCGTTTCACCCGAAGTCTTCGACGAGGTCCAGCAAGAGCTTAAGCGCCGCCGTGAAGCCCGCTACGTGGGCAGAGGCGGATGCTTTTCAAGTAAAATAGTTTGCGGAGAATGCGGTAGCTACTACGGCAGGAAGGTGTGGCATAGTAACGATAAGTACAGAACTGTGATCTGGCGCTGCCAGCACAAATATGAGAACGGCGAGCCATGCAAAACGCCGCACGTGACTGAAGATCAGATCAAGGCGGCGTTTGTAGCTGAGATGAACCGGGTGATTGCGAATAAGGAACAGGTGCTGTCTGACATCGGAATGCTGATTGAGACGTTGACCACTACCCATGAGCTGGAAGACAAGGAATCCGCTGCGGGTATGGAGCTAAAAGATGTATCCGCATCGATGCACAAGCTGGTGGATGATTATGCGCGAGCGTTGATCGAACAGAACGTGTACGACGACCGATACGCGGAGCTTCTGGCACAAAGCCGGACACTTGAGGAGCGGATCGCCGAGATAGGGGAACAACGTGAACAGCGGAAGGCAAGGAAGCGCGAGTTGGATTCGTTTTATAAGGTGCTGAAGGCGACAGGGCCGATTGTAGAGTTCGATGAAGAACTGTGGAATGTGGCGGTTGAGAAAATTATCGTTCAAACAGACGGAAAATTGCAGATTAAGAATCGATAA